TTATGAGAGATATTAAGGATTTATGTGCAAGAATCGAAGATGAACTTTCCAAAATTGCTGATAATGGACTGACCACTGGAAATCTGGATATGACGTATAAGCTGATTGACATGTACAAAGATATCAAGAATACGCAGTACTGGGATAAGAAAGTAGAGTACTATAACACTGTTCTTGATGAGATGCGTAGCGGATACAATGACGATTACAGCGAACGCGGAAGAAAGCGTGACAGTATGGGGAGATACAGCTCAAATGATGGCAGAATGATGCCAGATTACGACCGGGGCAGTTCTTATGCCAGACGCGGCGAGCATTATGTCAGAGGGCATTACAGCCGTTCTGACGGACGGGATGCTTACGACGACTATATGACACAGAAGCAGAGCTATCGTTCCGGCAAATCTGAGGACTGCAAAAGAAAGATGCTTGCCGCCCTGGAAGAACATCTTGACGAACTTACAACAGAAATGAGTGATATGTCCAAGGATGCAGAGTGCCGGGAGGAACGTGATCTTGTTAAAAGATACGTGGAAAAGCTCCGAGATATGCTCTAATTAGCTAAAACATGTACCACAACTTTTTGAAGGGTCTGTGGTAAAATGTATTCATAAGGAAGATTCGTAAGTGGTTACAGCCACTTGACATAGACATTTTTCATTGATTCCTCCTTTCTTCGATACGTGTCCTTAATAGAAAATGCAGTGACCGGATTGTCACATAAGAAGCATGAGGTTGAAAAGCGGATGCAATTTCCGACACGTATCATTGCTGTCTATACAACTTGCTCGCTCGCATAGACAGTACGCACCTCCTTGTAAAAGGTAAATGGGCGGACGGGCGCCCGAAACAACTCGTGGCAGGCATGACACGTTAAACACCTTGCTAACCCGGGAATCCGGGTTACGGGAAAGCGGCAACGATTGGCGGTGTTGCGGCGGTCTGTAAAACCGTTCCCTCGTGGCAAACATTATAGGTTCAATTCCTATCTTTCCCATTACCCTGCCAGTGGTCTAACTGGCTTAATCCACTTACCTGCGGCGGCAGGTCAATAAACACGACCAGGAGGATGTATATGCAGAAACTTATTGACACACTTAAATCATTTGGAATTGAGATCCCGGAGGACAAACAGGCAGATGTTAAAAAGGCACTCTCTGAGCATTATAAGAATGCCAAGGAAGTAGCGAAAACTCTGTCAAAAGTTGAGGGAGAAAGAGACGGCTGGAAAGAACGTGCTGAGACAGCAGAAGAAACCTTAAAAGGTTTTGACGGTATCGACCCGGCAAATGTTAAAAGCGAGTTAGAGACTTGGAAACAGAAGGCAGCAGATGCAGAGAAAGAGTTTAATGCAAAAATCTACGACCGTGATTTCTCAGACGCTCTGAAAGCGGCACTCGACGATGTTAAGTTTTCCAGCGAAGCAGCAAAGAAATCAGTCATGGCAGATATTAAAGAAGCAGGTCTTAAGCTGAAAGATGGTAAAATCCTTGGATTAAATGACCTGATCGAACAGATGAAGCAGTCTGACGCATCCGCTTTTGTAGATGAATCTCAGCAGCAGGCTCAGCAGAACCAGGCAAGATTTACAACGCATGTTGGACAGCAGCAGACACCGGGAAGTATGACAAAGAAAGATATCGAAGCGATCAAAGACCCGTCCGAGAGACAGGCTGCAATTGCTCAGAATATTCAGTTATTCCAGTGATTTTTACACCGACTATACACCAGAGTATAGCCGCTAACCCAATACCTTAACAATTATGGGTAGAAAGGATTTTTATATGGCAGCAAAAGCTAATCTTATTATGACAAATGATATCCAGGTCACAGCACGTGAGATTGATTTTGTAACCAGATTCGAAAGAAACTGGGAACACTTGCGCGAGATTCTTGGTATCATGCGTCCAATCAAAAAGACACCCGGAGCGGTTCTTAAATCAAAATACGCAGAAGGCACATTGCAGGATGGAAATGTTAAAGAGGGTGAAGAAATCCCTTACAGCAAATTCACTGTAAAGGAAAAGCCTTATGCAGAAATGAGTATTGAGAAGTACGCAAAGGCTGTATCTATCGAAGCAATCAAGGATCACGGTTATGAGAACGCCGTTCAGATGACCGATGATGAATTCCTTTTCCAACTTCAGACCAATGTTACTGAAAGATTTTACGACTATCTGAAAACAGGTACCCTCACATTTACAGAAACTACTTTCCAGATGGCTTTGGCAATGGCCAAGGGTCGGGTTGAGAACAAATTCAAACAGATGCACAGAAATGCGACTGGTGTTGTTGGATTTGTCAACATTCTGGACGTATATGAATACCTTGGAGCAGCTGAGATCACTATTCAGAACCAGTTCGGATTCCAGTACATGAAGGACTTTATGGGATTTAACACAATCTTCTTACTGTCTGACAGCGAAATCCCGAGAGGACAGGTTATCGCAACACCTGTTGAGAACATCGTTCTGTACTATGTTGACCCGAATGAATCTGACTTTGCAAGAGCAGGTCTTGTATACACCGTATCTGGTGAGACAAACCTGATCGGATTCCACACACAGGGCAACTATCACACAGCAGTATCCGAAGCATTCGCAATCATGGGACTTACCCTCTTTGCAGAGTACATTGATGCTATTGCTGTTGGAACCATCAACACAACTCAGACGCTTGGAACTCTGACTGTAAACTCCACAGCAGGAAGTAAAAGTGGAGATACTAAAGTGACCATCACTCCGGCAAAAGCGAGCGCAGGAAATGTGTATAAGTACAAGGTCGCATCTTCTGAGACTGCCGTAGACTACGGACAGAATGTGAAGAACTGGAGCGCGTGGGATGGTGAATCCGACATTACAGCAACAACAGGACAGGTAATCACAGTGGTTGAATGTGACAG